CGCCGTATGGCGGGTGCTCAAGCGTGCCGAGAAAGCTGCATGACGGATGGCTCCAACACAATCCACCGCGAGGAAAACGATTGGGGTGTCACACTCCGGATCTCGCCCTTTGTCCGCCAAGGCGGTCTAAAGGCCATGATGCGGATCGATGTCGACATCCGCAAGCCCGACGGCCGGCGCGGCCCCGAGATCAAGGCCTTCTTCCACAGTACCGCCTACGCCGACAAGTACCTCTCCGCCACCGAAGCGCGAACCTGGGGCCTAGCTCTGTCCACGATCCTCGACGAGGCAGACAAGATCGCCGAGGAAATGCGGGCGGAGAAGAATCGCCCGCAACAGAAGGCCGCGTGGCGCGGCAGCAAGACAGATGGCACCGTTTGACGTGGCGTCTCATCCGTTCCGCCACGTCAAGCGTCACAATCCGTGGGATTCTGAAAACGAAGCCCCTTCCCGCCGTTTACTTAAGGGTAGAGGGGCAAGAATCGCCATGAACGTCGGCCGCATCGGGCCCCGCAACTCGCGCGATTATCCCACCTGCCGAGAAGTTGCGAGGATTCCAAACAGAGGTCCCCTTCCCGCCGTTTACTATAGGGTAGACACGGGGAGATAGAGAGACACTACATGCGCCGCGTCAAAGACCCTACCGATCCAAACCGCTGCACGGGCGCCGCTCCGGACGGACAGTGCTGGAATCGGGCTGAGCCCGGCTCCGATCGGTGCCGCGTCCACGGTGGGCGGGACAAGGAAGCGGTAGAAGATACGCGGCTGTACCTTCTGACGAAGGCGCAGCATCGAATGCGACTGGCCCAGTTGTCGGAGCACGAGCAGATCAAGTCGCTCAGGGACGAGATCGCGTTGGCCCGGATGCTCATCGAGGAACGGTTCAACAAGGTCAAGAACGACAGCGACCTGATCTCGGCCTTCGGGCCGATCAACACGGCCCTGTTGACCGTGGAGCGGCTTGTCAAATCGGCGCACACCATTGAACAGAACCTCGGTGCCCTTCTCTCCAAGCCGACCGTGCTCGCGCTGGGCCAGTCCATTTCCCAGATCATCGTTGAAGAACTTGAAGGCATTGACGACTACGAGGTGATCGTCGATCGTATCAACCGTCGAATCGTTGAGGCGATCGTCGCAGCCGGCACCACGGCCAATTGATCCTACCTTCCTCCCACCTTTTCCTGCCCTCCCGCCATCCCTTCTTACAAACCCCGGCGCGGCAAACGAGATGGTGCCGGCCGGGTGGCCCGGCTGGTCCGTGCCGGACTGGCGACTACGTGTGCCGTCCCATGGATAGAACGGTTTCGGAAGCGAACCATGGCTTATCCGAGCTGAACGCGGCAACGTGACCGCTCGTCGGGCCCTTTCCCACCTATCAACTGTCCGTTCGGACATCCCACCATGATCCTTCTGCGTTCCCACAAAGCTCGGCCCGAGCCCAAGGCCGGCGACATTATCGGTTTCAGCGGCGATAGCTGGCTGAGCGTGGGGATCAACCTGGCGACCCACGGCATCCCGTTCTGGAGCCTCAGCCACGTCGGCATCATCGGCGAGCACGAAGGCGAACTGCTGCTGTTTGAATCGACGTCGCTCTCGGAACTGTCCTGCGCGATTCAGGGCAAGCCGATCTGGGGCACGCAGGCCCATCGGATCGACGAGTGTGTCGAGGCATGCGGTGGAAGGGTCTGGTATTACCCATTGTGTCGACCACTTTACGCCTTTGAGTCACAACGACTGAGCACGTTCCTGCTGGAATACATCGGCAAGGACTACGACGCCATTGGCGCGTTTCGAGCCGGCGGGATCGGGTGGTCGTGGCTGGAATCGAAGCTGCGGCGGCAGGACCTTTCGAGCTTGTTCTGCTCGGAATACTGCGCCGCGGCACACGCCCGTGTTGGCGTGTTTCGCACCGACCACGTAAGCCGTTGGAGCCCAAACCGACTGGTTCGGACCGAACGGCGGCGAGGCATCCTGCTCAAACCTTGGAGGTTGAAGTGAAACGTCTGTTCGCATTCGCGTTGCTCTTGGCTGTCCTCGCCGGGTGCGATGGCATTGAGATCCGTTTCGAGGAATCGCCGGTAGACAACCGTCGTGCGCCGGCAGTCCCGATCGAGTACCCGACCGTCAATCTGCCGGTGGCCCTGCGCCAAGCCAATTGGCGAGGCAGTCAGGGAGAGGGGGCGTGCGTCCACGCCTCGATGATCTCGTTGTTCCAATGGCAAGGCCGCTACGCGACGGCCGACTACTGGCGGCGGACCTACGGCAACGGTGAATGGGCCGAGGGCCTGGCCGACAAGATGGAGCGCGAAGGCGTCCGACCCCCAACCACCAGGTCTACGCCTTCACGGCCGACTGGTGTCAGCCGTGCCAGCGCGACAAACCCAAGCTGGCCGAACTGCGACGGCGCGGTGTCAAGGTGGTCGAGATCGACTACGACGCCCGGCCCGACCTGGTGCGGAAGTACCGGGTCCGGCGACTGCCCACCTACATCGTGCTGAAGGATGGCAAGGAAGTGGAGCGGACAAGCAACATCCTGCTGCTCATCAAAATCCTCCGTTTCATTCTGCGATTGTTCTAACCCGGAGGCACCCATGGCCGTTCGCAACGACCCGATGAACCAACGCGGCCCGCAGCCGGGAACGAACCTGGCTCGGCCGATCGAGAAGGACCCGTGCCCCGGTTGCGGCCAGACAAAGAACGTGTCGCCGGTAGTGGGGCCGGTCATTACGCCCGAACAGTTCACGCACGATCAAGGAGCGGGGCTTTGGGCTCGGGCCTGCACGGCCGTTGGTGCCCACCTTCGGATGCTGGAAACCTACGCAATGACCGGCATCCCCGGCTGTTCGGTCCCGCAACTGACCGTCCTGCGGGACGACCTGGACCAGATCATCCAAACCATCGAGGAACAAGACCATGTTGACAGTGACCCTGCCGTCGAGCCAGACACACCCGTTGGTCCGCGTGACGGTGAAGACGCCGAAGGGCGAGACCACGACAACTCTGGACGATTCCCATTCGACCTTGGAAGTAGCGATCCCGAGGGGGATACGCGAGGACCGGATCGAAGTCACGGCTCAACTGTGTGACACCCGCGGCGAGCCCGACAAGCGGATGGAGCCGATCGTCCTGAAGGCCCTGAGCGAAACCTCGGCGAAGCCGGCAGAGCGGCCTCCGGCGAAGTCCAAGCCCACTGACACAATCAGCCAGAAGCCGGCGGAGAAGCCTACCGAAAAGAAGGTGGACACGCCCAAGTCCGAAGTTCGCCAACTGTAAGCCACAAGAACGCCCGAATGATCGTGACAGTCTTCCAAGCAATGACCGCCCTCTTGCTGCTGCTCGTCTGCCACTCGGGCGTGCGATTTCCCGACAAGAGGCCGGACGGTGAGCAACCTGATCAACGAGCTTCGGCAATCCATCGTGGACGGTCTCACGGACCGGTCGTTGACAAGCTGTTCGCGTTGGGCGGCCAACCGTCGGGTCATGGGCGAGCCGTTCCCCGGCCCATACTCGTGGACCTACCATCCCTGGGTCCGGGAGATGCACGACTCCAGCGCGTCGTTCAACTACGCAATGAAGTCGGCACAGGCGGGCGTGACGGAGGTGGCGATCAACCGGGCGCTCTACGTGCTCGACAAACTGAGGCGCGACGTACTCTATGTGTTGCCAACTGCCCTGAACGCGAGCGACTTTTCCAAGGCCCGGTTTGCTACGGCGCTAGCGCTGAGTCCCAAGCTGGCCGAGATTTTCACGGACACAAACACGGTCAACCTGAAACAGGCCGGCGCCAACACCCTCTACATTCGCGGCTCGCGCGGCGACAGCAACTTGAAATCCATCCCGGTGTCCGAGTTGTTCTTGGACGAAATCGACGAGATGGATCAGAAGCAGATATGGCTTGCCTTGGAGCGGCTTTCCGGGCAGGTCCACAAGCACGTCTGGGGCATCTCGACGCCGACCATCCCGAACTACGGCATCCACAAGCTGTATCTCACCAGCACGCAAGAGCACTTCGTCTTCAAGTGCCCGTGCTGCTCGCGGTGGACCGAGTTCGTGTGGCCGGACTGCGTGGAGATCATCGGGGAGCACGTCGCCGACATTCGGTGTCACGAATCGTTCCTCAAGTGCAAGGAATGCAAGCACCGACTGACCCACGAGACGAAGCCCGAGTGGCTGGCCACGGGAACCTGGCATGCCACGGCGGAGAACGCCAACCCGGACATTCGCGGCTTTCACATCAACCAGTTGTACAGTTACACCGTCACGCCAGGCGAGGTGGTCGTGGCCTACTTTCGTGGCTTCGGCGACGAACTGGCCAACAAGGAATTCCACAACTCGAAGCTCGGGCTGCCGTTCATCGGCGACGGCGCCAAGGTTACCGACGAAGACCTCGCGGCGTGCATCCGCAACCACACCAAGGACGATCCGCGGCCGGAGATCGGCGGCCAACGGATCATCACGATGGGCGTGGATCAGGGCAAGTGGAGCTACGTCGAGGTCTGCGAGTGGTTCGAGGTCTGCGAGTGGTTCTTCGATCGCTATTCGCAAGACTTGAACGTAGCGGCCACGGCCACGGCCAAGGTCTTATGGGAAGGCAAGTTCTACGAAGACGAGTGGGACCAGCGGCTCGACGAACTGATGCGGGAGTGGCAGGTGCTGGCCTGCGTGATCGACGCCGATCCCTGGCCGATGGAGGCTCGGCGGTTTGCCAAGCGGTTCCCCGGCTACGTGTGGCTGTGCCGGTATCGCCGGGGCGTGACGGCCAAGGAAATCTCGATCACGGACGACGACGATGGGGCTCCGCTGGCCACCGTGGATCGGACCAACTGGCTGAGTGCATCGCTCGGGCGGTTCCGGCAACCACGACGCACGCAATCGCCCGTCCGGCACGGACACATGAAACGGCCTTCGTACAACATCATCGACAGCCGGCACCCGAACTACCTGTCCTGCATGTCGGACTGGGAGAAGTGGCGACTGACCTACCGCGGCGGCGACGAGTTCCGCGACCGTTTTCTTGAGCAGTTCAGCGCCCGGGAAGAGCGAAGCGATTTCAATAGCCGTAGGGCGGTCACGCCGATCCCGGCGTTCGCCAAGGCGGCCGTGAACGACATCCGCAATTCAATCTATCAGCGGATGACCGACGTGCTGCGGACCGGCGGGAGCGGTGCCTACCAGCAGGCCGTGGCCGGCCTGGAAGGCGGCGTCGATCGCCGGGGTGCGACGATGACGGCCTTCCTGGGCATGAAGGTGCTGACCGACCTGTTGGTGATGGGCCGCGTTGGCGTGTACGTAGACCATCCGGTCGTCGAAGGGGTCGGTACGCTGGCGGACGCCACCGGACGACGGCCGTACTTGTACAGTTACCAGGTCGAAGACATCTTGTCGTGGGCCTGCTCGAAGCCCGAGGAACCGTCCGATGTCCCTGAAACTCCCTGAAAATCATCGGCAGACGCTCCTTGACAACTGGTTTCGGCCCTGATTTAAGCGACTGCGGGTGGTCAAGCATGTGACCCCGATAATGATTGTCCGTAGCGCCAAGGAGATGGCGAGATGGTGAGTGCAAGTTCCGTAACTAATGAGCGGCCACGAAATCGGGTAATCACAGCCATCAGTTGGCTGTTCCTAGCTCTTGCAGTAGCCGCGTTAATCACCGCGTGCGTGCTCGCTGTTACGTTTCCTGCTTCATACTTGAAGACCGTCAGTGATGTGTACGGATTTGTCGAAGAGACCCCTGCTAAGCTTCCTCCGTCTTTTCGATACATCGCGTACGAGCGAGTAGTGTTGTATGTTGCAGCAGCGATGTCATTGATGGGCGCCTTCCTTATCAAGGAGCTCTGGCTACCGCGAAAGGTGCTGACCGTCGCAATGAATCTCGCGGCGATCGTCGCAGCTGGTCTTATCATCTATGCGTTGCTGATGCCAATGCTCGTGGAAATCGAACAGCTGTAACCCTATCTGCTACCATGGCAGACGTACGGCGACGGTAGACCGCGCAATAGACCTCTCCCCGGCAGAGCCCACCTGCTACGCCGACGACAACGACGCCTACATTCCCGAGCGGTGGGCGCAAGAGGGCCTGGCGATCCTCGAAGAGAACATGGTGGCGGCCGCGATGGTCCACCGCGACTTCGAGGACGAGGTCCGCGAGTTCGGCGATGTGGTCAACACCCGGCAGCCGGCCAGCTTCAAGATCCGCCGTAAGACGGATGACGACGACGACGAGACGCAGGACGCCCGCTCGACCAACGTGCAGGTCCCGCTCGACCAACACATCTACAACTCGTTTGTCATCAAGGACGGCGAGGCGAGCAAGTCGTTCCAGGAATTGGTGGCGATCTACCTGTTGCCGGCGATGCAGGTCATCGCCCACGGCGTCGATCGCGCCGTCTTGGGCCAGGTCCACAAATTCCTGGCCGGTCCCGCCGGCCGCGTTGGGCGTTTGCTCAACCTCGACGAGACGAACTCGAAGGACTACCTGCTGGAAGCCCGCAAGGTGCTCAACGACAACAAGGCCCCGGTGACGGGCCGGAACCTGGTACTCGGCGCGGCCATCATCGTGTACAAGGCCCAGAGCGTCAAGGGCGCTTATCCGGCCGACTACACCAAGGGCATCACGATCGACGGCTTCACTCAGCCGCTTCAGATCGGTCAGATCGTCTCGTTCGGCGCCGGTGGCAGCCGCCACACCTACACGGTGATCGAGTCCGAGGCGTCCGGCTCCGATCGGGTCATCTGGCTCGACCGCCCACTGGAAACCGCCCTGGCCGACAACGACCTGGCCTTCCCCGGTCCGGCCGGCGCGATGAACCTCGCGCTGCACCGCGACGCCCTGGCCTTGATCACTCGACCGCTGGCGCTGCCCAACCAGTCGATGGGCGTGATGGCCGCCGTGGCGTCCTACAACGACATCGCCATGCGTGTGACGATGCAATACAACAGCATCAAGCAGGGCACGGTCGTCAACATGGACATCCTGGCCGGTGTTGCGGTCCTCGATCCGGACCTGGCCGTGGTGCTCCAGGGCTAATCGCCCTCGCATCTCTTGGGGATCGCCCGGTGCGGCCCGCTCCGCGCCGGGCGTCCCTTCCCGCCTTCTGTTCTTCTCGTCTTCTCTCCAATGCTGTCGAGGAATGCACCGTGGACGACTTCATGGACCTGATGTGGCTGCTCAAACAGTTCGGACCGCTCACGCTCCGCTCCGGCAAGCGGGATGCAGTCCGGGTGATCCACTTCGGACAGATCAGCCGGGACGATCGGATTCGCCAGAGCGCGGTTGACGCCCGGTATCACCTCTTCCTCTCAACCAACGGAGAATAATCCATGGCACGCATCGAACTTCGCCATGCCACCATTCGCGTCAAGGACGGATTCAGCGGCACGGCCGCCGTCAATGAGCCGACCACAGCCCCGGCCGACGGCGACACGGATTTCGACATCGACACCGTAGTGGTCAACGGCAAGCTGGGGACCGACGTGATCCCGATCGGGGCCCGGTTCACGGTCGTCGGCGCGACCGACGTGACCTACACCGTGACCGGTCGCACGCCCGCCGATGGCAGCGCGACGACCACGAACATCGAGTTCACACCCGCCCTGGCTACCGCCGCCGGCATCCCAGTCGATGATGCGGTGATTACGTTCCTGCCCCAGCAGATCGACGTAAAGGTCGGCGATGGCAACCTGACATACACCGAAAACTCGGAGTACGAGTACGAGTTGGATCGCGGCCAGTTGGACACCGTGCGCGAGGGCAACCAGGTGCCGATGGACGTGAACCTCGACTTCGTCTACGAGTTCGTCACCACCGGCACGGGCGAGGCCATCACGCCGATGGACGCCATCAAGGGCAAAGGCGGGGCCGCCGAGTGGGTCAGCAGTTCGGCCGACCCGTGCGAGCCCTACGCCGTGGACGTCGAAGTCGAGCACATCCCGCCGTGCGGCGGTGCCGACATGGAAATCTCGATCTTCCCCGACTTCCGCGCCGACAGCAAGGAATTCGACCTGGGCGAGGCGACCGTCTCGGTCAGCGCAGTCAGATTAGCCCGTGTTGGACTACGTCAACTGTTCATTGCATGGGGGTTTCCATTTCTGGATAAGGTCTGCCTCTTCCGCACACCTGGCAGCCTTACCACCGTTGTTCAAGTGGACGTGTATATGAGTTGCCCCGTGCCTCTTGGCGCAGGCTTCCTTCTCATGATCGCCCAAACGTTGGTTCAGGTTCTCAGTCTGCCCAATATAGCAAGGCGTCCAACGTCCTGGGCTCGTCTCTTTGGCGAAGATGTAGTTACCGTGCTCTTCCTTGAAGGAAGTGCCGATGGGGTAAATCCAGTATTGGTATTGTTTCCCCGATTGGCCGGTCCACATTATTGTGGGCGCTTCACTCATAACGTTTTCCTTCCAGAAGCATTGAGAAGAAACAGCCCCGCCCGCCGGGTCGCGGGCGGGGTAGCGTCGGAAATCCAATCACACCTTTCCCGACTTGTTCTTGCTTGGATCGACCAGCTTGTATGTCGATCCGGGTTTCGAGGTGGGCGGGAGCGGTTCGCCCTTGACGGACGTGACTTCCGGTCCCTTCCCGCCTTTGGGGCCAATCTGCTGATACTGGCCCGAAGCCGGCGCGGGCTGCCCCGGCTTCAATCCTTTGGGTTTACTCATCGTGTAATCCTCCATGAGTGTCACCCGGTCCGGCTTCGTCGGGCGGACCGTCCGCCCGGTTTCACTGCGCGAATCCCATATATTGTAGCAGATACGCTGCGCGACTCAAGATATGGGACCGATTTTCTGTACACCTACGCTTACGAGTGGCGGATTCTTGTTTTCCAAGCTGCCCATCTTGCCCCCGTTCACTCGCCGAAGGCCGGAAAGGGGTTGACGTACGCGCGAGAATCTAGTGTACTTGCGTGCGCTTTCCAAATTGGGTTGACAACACTGCCAACGAATCGCTAGAATAACCCAAAATGGGTTATCCGCAGGTGGTGTATGCAGACACCGAGAGCAGAGAGCAGAATGAAGAATTCACTTGGCACCGTCATGTCAGTCTTGGGAACCCCGGCACATTCAGGGGCCGGGTACGCGATATATCAAGGTGATTGTCTGGAGCTTATGAGGCAGTTGCCTGATGAAGTTATCCCGCTGACTGTGACCTCCCCGCCGTACAACATTGGGAAGGAATATGAGGAGGCGTTGTCGATTGGAAAGTACATTGACTGGTGTGAATCGTGGATCCGAGAGATTCACCGTTTGACTATGCGAAGTGGTGCTTTCTGGCTTAACCTCGGCTATGTCTCATTGGCTCAGCGCGCGAACGCAATCCCAATTCCGTACCTGCTCTGGGATCGTGTCCCCTTCTACTTGATCCAAGAGGTTGTCTGGAACTACGGGGCGGGCGTTGCCGCCAAGAAGTTCTTTTCGCCTCGGAATGAGAAGTTCCTTTGGTACGTGAAGAATCAGAGGAATTATGTTTTCAACTTGGATGATGTTCGAGACCCAAACGTCAAGTATCCAAACCAGAAGAAGAACGGCAAAAAGAAGTGTAATCCTATCGGCAAGAACCCGTCAGACGTGTGGCAGTTTCCAAAGGTGACCTCAGGCAAGAACCGGAGTTCAAGAGAGCGAACCGCACATCCCGCTCAGTTCCCCATTGCCGTCATTGACCGGATTGTGAAAGCGTGCAGCAACCGCGGGGATCTGATTCTTGATCCCTTTGTTGGGTCTGGATCACTGATAGAGGCCGCGTTGATGAACGACCGGGTTGCGGTGGGGATCGAAATCAATGCTGAATACGCTGAAATTGCTGGCCAGAGGGTTGAATCCTATCTGCGACGGCGCAGAGCAGACGAAGCCCAGCAAGTCCTTTTCTAGCTGGCATCATACAGAATCAGTAGCTTCTTGCCTTCGGAATCAGGGTTCAGGTGTGCCTGCTGGCCCGTTGCTGCCGCCTGTCCAATCCAATCCGTGTGCTCCAACCAGCCGAAGCGAATTCTACGGATTTGGGGGCGGGCTGACTTCCCTTTCTCAAACTTCTCGAAGTTGACCGCGAGATAGTAACCGGCCTTGCTCTTCTTCGGGTCGGACGGCTTCTGCGCATAGCTCCGATTGCCGAAAATCTGTGTCTTGTGCGACGATGTCTTGATTTCAGTCGAGAATTCTCGCTGTGGCAAATAGACCAAGTCTTTCTCATCGGCCGTGATGTCCCCGCGCCATTCTCCGGGATGCCGGGCAGCAAGCTCCAGGGGAATCAGTTCGTGAAGGAAGAACCCCATTATCTGAGGCTTGGGGAAAATGTGGATCCCAATCTGAAACTCACGGGGCCCAATCTTTGAATCAAAGATTGCCTCCCACGCGATGAGAACGACTTCGACGATTTCCTGTTTGCTCAAAGGGTGAGCGTCAATCAGTTCGGCTGTTCGTTCTGCCCACTGCCCCACGGCCAACTTGCTATACGGGCTTTGATCCATCGTGCCTTTTCCAGTCTAGTCCTTTAGTTCGTCAATAAATGCCTTCGGCTCAACACCGATGGCGCGCGCGACCTCCAGAAACTCCACCACGTCAAGCCGCCGCTCGCCGCGCTCGTATTTGCTGACAAACGATTGCGGCCGGTGCAGTTTCCGGGCCACTTCCACTTGCGTGAGCCCCTGCGCCTTTCTTGCCGAGATAAGGCGCTTCCGGAACCGCTCATACTTCTCAGTGAAGACGGATTTGGTCACAACCGACACCCACTCGAATGGGGCAAGGATAAACCCGGTTCGGGATTAACCCAAAACGGGTTCTTCGTGGTCTAATCGGCTATAGGGCGCGGGTGTCTTTAGCGAGGTTTCCACCCGGGTGACGTGAGTTGGCCGTCAGCTTTGGCCGTGCCGCGCCACTTGCCGCGCAGCTCGGCGTCAGTCTCGACGAGCTGCAGGCAGCGTTTGCCGCCATCACGATCGGCGGCATGAAGACGGCCGAGGCCGCCACGCAGATCCGCGGCGCCATGACGGCCCTGGTCAAGCCGACCACCGACGGCTCGACCACCTCGATCGCCAGGCTCTTCCCGCGGGTCCGGGGCCTCAACGGCGTGCTTCGTTCGACCGGGCGGCGGCCTTCGCAAAGCAGGCCGAAGCCATCGCCGACCGGACGAAGAACCGACAACTTGAAGCCAAGGCAGCCGAAGCCGTCCGAGGCGTCCTGCAACAGCAACTTGTTGCCGAGGAGCAACTCCGGCAAAGCCAACAGCGGCGAGCCCAAGAGACGCAGCGCGCCGCCGAGCGGGAGAAGCAAAACCTCGATCGGCTGAAGGTCCTCTCCGTGCGGCTGCAAGAGTCGGCCAGCCTGTTCGAGGGCGACAAGGAACTCCCGGCGGCCGAGCGGGCGAAGCGGCTTGTGAGCTACCAGGAGGCGTTCCGCGAGTTCCGGCGGATCGCCCTTACCAGCGAGAGCCTCGACGTTGGGCAGATCATCGATCTGACCAACCTCAGCCGCAACCTGTCCCGGCAGCTCGACTCGACACAGATCACGACACTCCGGGCCGCCCCCGAGGCGTTGGCCGGACTGAACGCCCAGATCGAGGAATCGACCCGTGACCTCGAAGTGAAGCTCAGGTTCCTTCCCGATCTGGAAGCCTTGACCGGCGAGAAGTTCGCGGGCGACATCGCCCGGATTGGTGAGGCGGTCCAGAAACAGTTCGAGCGACGCAACGAGTTGCTCCGGCAGCAGGCCGAAGCGCGGGTCGCTGAGCAGCAACTGCGGCAGAACTTCGTGCGGATTCGGGGCAACGTGAGCGAGCCGCTCGATCCGGTCGGGTTCACCGAAACGGACTTCCTCGGGTGGCTCTATTCGACCATGTTGAACCAAACGACCGATCCTGCGCTGAGCACCGACAACTGGCATTACATCGAAGTCAAGGTCGTCGTTCACGACACGGCCGGCTCCTACGAAATACGTGTGGATGGTGTCACGGTTCTCAGTGATACCAACGTCGACACCCGGGGTGGCGATGAAGACTCGGAAATCGTGCAGTTCAAGCCCCAGGTTGTGAATCAGGAATTGGACGACATCTACATCTGTGACACCGATGGCACGACCAATAACGACTTCCTCGGTCAGGTTGTTATCGAGGGCATCTTCCCCAGCGCCGACGGCGACGCCAGCGGTTGGACGCCCGCTTCCGGCACCGACAACTCGGCCATGGTCGACGACATTCCGCCCGACGACGACACGTCGTACGTCGAGAGCAACACCCAAGGCGATGAAGACCTCTACGACTACGCCGACCTCTCGACGATCACCACGGAACCGATCCTCGGCCTGCAGGTCAACACGGACGTTCGGATGAACGAGTTCCCTGGAGACTTCG